GCGACGAAGGCCGCCTTGATGGACGTCAGGTCACGCATATTGCCGGACAGGGCGGCGCAGCGGGCACGGTGATCGGCGAGGGTCGTGTCGTCAGCGTTCGAAAACAGGGTGATGCGGACCGAGCAGCTGAAGTTGCCCGCGCCTTCGGGGAGGTCGGCAGGGCTCCGGGCGGACTCGCACAGGACCACGGCCTTGGGCAGGGTCTGGGTCGCGGCGCTGTCACCCGTCAGGAAGGCCACGGTGGTCAGCCCGGTCTGGGTGGATAGGTAGGTGGCCAAGGTGGCCTCTACGATGTGGCGGATGCTCTTCGTGCCCATTGTACCTTTGCCCGCTTTGGTAGGGAAAGGGGCTTGACGAGATAGGGGGCTGGGCTTTTGCTTCAGGAGTTCCACCGATGCTCTGCCAACAGGACCCAGTACTTGCCGCGTTCTTCGCCATCTTCGAGGATGCGGTACCGCGTCAGCCTAAGCGCCGTTCGCCCAAGGTTCGCCGTGGGCCTATGCTGGCCCGCTTGTATGCTGGCGATACGCCTGCGTCCTATGTCTGCGAGCCCAAGGTCGACGGCCTCCGCGTCCTGATCACTGCGGACCTGTCCCGCCGCACCGTCCGCTTCGAGACACGCAACGGCAACCCGATGCCCTCCCTCAACCATCTGGCCGACGAAGTGCTCGACCTCCTGGTTGGCAAGGATGGCGTCTGGCTGCTCGACGGCGAGGCCGTGTCCGGCAAGTCCTTCTTCACCTCGGTCGGTGCCCTGCGCTCGGAACAGTCCGCCGACGATGCCCGCGTCTGGCTGTTCGACCTTCCCTCCGTGGTTGGCGATTACAGCACTCGCCGTGCCTCTCTGGAGGCTTTGTTCGCTCAGTCCTACCCTACCTCCCTCCTGCTCATTCCTAGCGTCTCCTGCACCCCAGAAGAAGCCTTTCTCCGCTTTAGCGCCGAAGGCTTCGAAGGTGCCATGGTCAAGGACACGACCGCCCCCTACTCCCACGGCCTCCGCTCCAGGGCTTGGCTCAAGGTCAAGGATGCCGACACGACTGATGCCGAGATTGTCGACGTCGTCGAAGGCACGGGCAAGTGCGCCGGGATGGCTGGCCATATCGTCGTGCGCTGCGGACGCCGCCTCGTCAATGTCGGCACCGGCATGGACAACGCCACGCGCGTCGCCCTGCTCGCCGACCGCTCTCAGCTTATCGGCCAGACCGCCGAGGTGGACTTCCAGATGAAGACCCCGACCGGGTCCCTGCGCCACCCGGTGTTTGTCCGAGTTCGCGGGGACAAGTAATCACATCCCGTTCTTCTTGGCGGTTCGGGCGATGAACTTTGCTAGGTCCTGCTGCATCATCTTATCCCGATTGCCTAGCGCAAGGGTCAGCGTGTCCGCCGCGTCGGCGATGTAATTGACGTTGCCGAGGAGGTTTTTGATCTGAATAAAGACCTCCTTGACGGTGTAAGTCTGCGTTGCCGAGCCTAGGCCGCCGTGACGGGCCACCCACATCGTGTCCCGCAGCTTGGCGCCGAAGCGTCCGCTTGCGACGTTGGACTGCATCGGGGGTTTGAGCATCGTCAGGGCCCGAAGCCATCCAGCCTTGGTCTTGCCGACGGCCATCTGCCGTTCCCTGATATACTCATCGAGTTCTTGCTTTGACTCAACCAGGAGCCGAGGGACGCCGATGCGCTGGCCTCGCTTGATGCGTCCGCCGAACTTGGCCTTTACACGGTCATGATGGCTACGCAGGTCTCGGGCATAGTCAAAGCCGTATTCGTTTGCGGCAATCGGCACGCGGTTAAGGTAGTTCTTCGCCTTCAGGAACGCCCGGTCATAGTTCTGGTCGTTCAGGATTTTTGTCATGATCGGCGAGATGCGTAAAGTCTCGATGCGAGACTTCTTGATAATCTTATCAAAGGACGCGCGGTTATTCGTTTGGGTCGCATGGGCCAAGCTCTGGAAAACGATGGCCTTCTGGCTGTTGATGTTTCGGTCCCCTACGGCCACGAAGATTTTGCGGATGTCTCCGGCCACGGCGCCTTCGCCCGCCTTCTTGGCCGCGTTGGAAAGACCTTGCCCGCCGCCTGCTGCCATCGGCGCAGTAAAGACCGCCAAGTCCTGGCATAGGAGCATGGCTTGCTTTGTGGCCGCGCTCTGTGCGTCCATGCCGATTTCATTATAGACCCTAGTCAGCGTGGCGTTGAAATCTGCCAGCGACTTCCGAGGGATGCTGACCTCTACCACGGCGGGTTACTGGTTATCGTCGATGACGACGAGCGTGATCCATGCCGACCCGGGCTTGTAGGTCTGGCTCGTGATGCGGACGGTCTTCCCGCCGGCCACAATCTTCTTCCCCTGGGCAAGGCTGGCGATGGGCACCCCTGCCGACAGTAGGGCCGCCGATGCCCCAATAGACCCGTCTGGCTGGCTCCAGGAGGCCGTTACAGCGGGGAGCCTGACCGAGTACTGGGTCCGCTCCATATACCCCCCTGCTTCGAGGACGGTCGAGACCGCGGGGTCGGAGATGAGGCAGGAGAAGGTGATGGCCCCAGAGTTGGCCGACCCGGCCACGCCGAAGTCCGCCACCATCTCTTTGGCGTCATTAAGAAACTCGGTTCCGTAGAGGCTCATCCTATACTTGCCCGGATTGGTAGGGGGCACAAAAAAGGCCCCCATTGCTGGGAGCCTCGTTTGTTTGCCTTGCGGCGGCTGATTAGGCCGTGGTGAGGCGGTTGAGCGAGGTCGCGCGACCGACAGCGGCACCGAAGAGCAGCGTGGCGGTGACGTTGTAGTAGCCGCTCTGTTCCTGACCCATGAGGATCTGGACGCCGAGGCCGGTGTCGGCGTCGACAGCGTTGGCGACTTCGAAGCCCGGGATCTCGCTCATCGGGAGAGCCGAGGCGACAGCGATCGCGTCAGCGCCGCAGGAGAAGCCAGCGAGGTTACCCGTGGACGGGAGGCTGTTCCACTGGTAGACGGCGGCACCGGCGAGGGTACCGATCTGGCCGGAGGTCAGGATGCCAGCACCGAGGACGGAGTTGCCGATGATGGTCGCGTCGGCGAGGAGGCCGTTGGCGTAGGTCGGGTTCAGGATGAACGCGCGGGGCTCAGCGGCCTTGGCGGCGTCGAGGACACCCTTGGAGGCGACGACTTCAGCGTAGGTCAGGCCAGCGCCGGTGTTCGTGCCAGAGGCGTAGTTGCCCGAGGTGATGAGAGCGCCGATTTCAGCCAGGCACTTTTCAGCGAGGGCGTTGGCGGCGGTCGGGACGAAGGAGTTCGAGAGGAACTGAGCGCCGTACGACTTGACGTCGAGGGGCGAGAAGCGGGACGAAACCTTGAAGTGCTTCAGGGTGACGTTCGCGGCGGTGATCGTCGCGTCGTCCTGTTCGAGGTAACCATTGGCACCGAACTCGGTGGCAGTGGAGACGCCGATCAGGGGAACCTGGACGGTCTTTCCGGCGGACGACTCAGCGGCGGTGAAGACGCTGGAGAAGGCACGGAGGGCGGGGAGCTTGCCCTTGAGGGAAGCGATGACGCTTTCAGCGAGGATGCTGGGAGCGGCGACGATGGAGTTGGCCATAGTGTGTTAGTATTGGGTGAGTGTTGAGGGGAAATTAGATGCAAGCCTTGATGATGGCGTGCTTGTTGGCAGCGAAGTAGTCGTTGCGCTCCTTGGAGCCGACCGGGAGGGACATAAAGGTCGCAAGGTGGTCGACGGCTTCGGCGGTGGGCTTGCCATCCGCGGGGCTGAGTTCGACCGGGGAGACGCCGACGGAGGCCACGATCTTGGCGGCTTCCTTGGAGGCGCTGACCTTGGTCGCTTCATGCTGCTCGACGAGGGCCTTGAAGGACTCGGACTCTTTGACGGCCACTTCGAGGGCGGCGGTCAGTTCGGCGAGCTTGGCGTCCTTGGACGCGGCTTCGACCTTGAGGCTTTCGAGTTCGGCAGAGACGCCGACCGTCATCTTTTCCACAGTCGTGCGGAGGTCGTCGCGCTCGGCGGTGAGGCCAGAGACAGCGGCGGTGGCGGCGAGGAGTTGCTCTTCGATGGTCATCTTAGATTTGCGGTTAATGGAATTAGAAGCGGACTGTTCGCGGTCGAGTTGTTCGACTTTGGCCTCCGCCCACTCGGCGGTCCGCATGATGTCGCCGGAGGTAGGGCCACCCCAGAGAGCCCACGCCACGGCGCCTGCTCCTGGGAAGTCTTCGCCGCTCGGCTTGTTATTCGGGGCGTCCATGTCGGCCTTGTGGCGACGGAACCAAGGGCCCATCCGGCGCACCTTGTCCTCGGACACTGAGCCGTCGGCCATCTCGCGGGCTTCGCGTAGGGTCTTCTCCGTCACGCCGTCGCCCGACTTGCCCTCGGCGTGCCACTCAAGGCCGCGTCGAGCTGCGGAGGATACGTAGTCGGGGACGCTGATCGCCATCAGAACGAACGCAGGGCGTCGTTGAAAGAGTCAGCCAAGCCCGTGACCAAGCCCTGGGCGGCGGCCTGCTTGCCGGAGAAGGTCTGGCCTTCCATGGCCTCGGCCTTCACCATCTTGCGCTTCATGTTCACGGCTTCCTTGAACTCGGCGTGGATCGTGTCGACGCCCTCTTGGAGGTTGCCCATCTGGCCTTCGTCGAGGGACGTGCCTTCGATGCCAGCGCCCTTGAACTTGCCGGACTTGATGACCACCATCTTGATGCCGGCCATCTTGGCGGCTTCGGAATAGTCAGGGATGGCCATGTAGACGCCGATGCTTCCGACGGTGGAGGACGGGCTGGCGACGACGCGGTCCGCAGCCGAACCAATCCAATAGGCGGCGGACGCCATCTCGGAGTCCGTGTAAGCGAGGGTAGGCTTTCCGAAGTTGCGCACCTTGTTGGCGAGTTCCTCGACGCCGGTGACCGTGCCACCAGGGGAAGAGATTTGCAGGGCGACCTTCTCGACATCAGGGCTGGCGGCGAACGCGTCCAGAGCCTCGGAGATTTCGTTCACGTCCACGGCTCCCATCATCTTCTCAAGAGGGGACAGGCCCTTGCCGATCACGCCGACGACGGGGATGATGCCGATGCCGTCGACGACGTAGGGCTTAGGGGCCACGCCGAAGAGCTGGGCGAGCATATCCGTGAAGCCGAACTTCTCGGCGATAACAGCGTGGTCTTTCGCCTTGGTCGGGTCGATGAGAAGGGGCTCGCGGCCCGACAGTCCGTTGGTGAGGAAACGCATAGGAAATTAGGAGTTGGGTTGGTCTTCGGACTCGGGCTCTTCCATCGAGGCGGGCTCGTCTTCCATCTCGGGGGACTCGGGGCCTTCCTCGACGTCTCCGCTGATCGTGCCGACCGGGGTGTTGGACGGACGGAACAGGAGTTCGAATGGGATGCCGTACTTGGCGGCCAAGTCCTTAATGTGAACCATGTCGGAGGCCCGCTTGTCCATCTCGGTGCGGAAGTCTAGACCGCGCTGGGCGTAGAGCTCAGACATGGACAACAGGCCCATCTCAACGTCAGCCCGGTCGTTGGCGGCTTCACGGCCAGCGTCGACGGTGACGCTCTTCGGGGTCGTCCAGGATACGCGGTTCCAGTCCGGGTCGTCAGGCAGTTCGCCGGCGGCAATGCCTTGGCCGATGATGTAACCCCACGTCGGGACGCAGAAGTTCTCGATCATGATGGTCTGATACTTCGAGAAGACGCGGCCAGCCTTGGCCGTAATAAGGCGGACGGTGGCGCCGCCTAGCTTGGAGGAGTCGCCGACGAACTCGTAAGGCAGGACGCCCTGGGAGATGTCGCGTTCCAGCGCCGCGAGGAAGCCGGTGAAGGTGGCGTTCGGGCGGTTGCTCTGGAAGGACGTCATGTCCTCCCCAGGCTCAAGGGCGATGACCTTGCCGCCCATCGTGTTGGCTAGGTTGGCATACGAGCCAGTGCCGGTCGAGCCAAGCTCGTTGGCCATGTCGCCGTCGATGATGCCGCCCTGCTTCTTGATGATGCGGGTGACGTCGCCGTTGTCCTTCACGGCCTGCTTCTCGAGGGCGAGGATTTCCATCTCGTCTTGGATGGAGTTGATGCTGTGTTGGAGCAGGGGCACGCCACGGGCGCCGGACGCGTACTCCTGGTCGACCACCATCATCATCGACTGGGCGAGGATTTGGCGGGAGGAGCCGTCGGATCGGTAGATGTTCACGGCGATGTATTCGCCATACGGACCGAACTGGATGCCGTCGTGCATACCCTCGGGCACATTGCCTTCGAGAGGGTCGCCGACGCGGTGGGCTTCCATCAGCTGGAGTTTCGCTTCGCCGTTGGCGTTGCGGACCTTGGCGGCGAAGGAGTCGCCGTCGCGGATCATGCCGCGCAGCAGGATGGACTGAGCCTGGTAAAACGAGAAGCGGTTCGTGATGTCGATGCGCTTGGCCTTCTCGGCAAAGTAAGCCTCGTAGCGTTCCTGCATCTCAGGGGTCGACGCGTGGCTCTGGGGCTTGATGCCGTCGCCCACCGTGTAAAGGCAGATGTCCGCAAGGATTTGCTTGAACAGGCCGGAGTTACGCTCGGCCCAGCGGCACTTGCGTACCATCGTCAGGCGGTCGTAAGGGGTCAGGTCACGGCGAAGGTCACGCGGTTCGGCGCCGTAGGCCGCACGGCGGGCACGCGTTACGCCGATGCTCTGCCAATCGCCGTACGAGGCGGACGGCGTAGGAGCGGTCGGGGCAGGCGTAGCCGGCTTGGGACGCAGGCTGACGGTCTTAATCTTCTTGCGGATGGCCATGGAAATTAGTCCTGACGGTTCTGCCAGTCGGTCGAGATAATCGTGCGACGAGCGCCGTAGGTCGAAGGGTCGAGGCGGCTTAGGGCAAACATGGCCTCGGCGAGCATCTCCTTCGGGGGCATGGCGAACTGCTTGGACGCGGACGAGCCGGAGTCGGAATAGGACATCAGAGTCTTACCTTCGGTGATCATGGCGACCGCCTTGGCTTTGATGTCTAGGAGTTCGCACTCCGTAAGTCCGATAAAGAGTCCAGAGGCCATTTAAACTTGCCGAGAATGGAAGCCCGAGAGGGGGTACGCCGCCCAGCCCACGCCATGAGTCTCTTCCTCCCACGACACTAAACGGCGTACCCTTGCATATAGCGTGCCAAGGGTCATGA